CAAAAGCGTATAACAGGTGTTTCGATTCTGAGGATGGCAAAAAAGTATTTGCACACCTTAACCAACGTTTTGTATACAATAATGATACGCAGTTAAATGCGCCTAATGTAAATTATGAAGCCGCTTATCATAATGGAGAAGCGGGAGTAGTAAAGTTTATACTTAATCAAATAAATCAGGCACGTATTTTATGACAAAAGCTAAAAAAGCGCCGATAAAAAAAGCGCAAGCAAAAGAGAAACCAGTACAAGAAAAACCAGTAAAAGATATTCTTGTTCAAATAGAGGCAGAAAGCAAAAAGCATCTTGAATCTATTGGGTTTGAATTTGAGTGGTTGCAAACTTTAGGAAAGTTATACAAGTTTGATTCTTTTATTTATATTAAAAAGTTTTCCGCGTTTCGCTGTACGCAGGAAGAACAGCATGTAGAGTGGATAGACGTCAATACGCTTGCCTTGTTAAACGGCAAACAAGCATTATGTGTGATATTAAACAAACATCAGCCTTTAAGTAAGGCGCGAAAAATTATACAACTACCGTGGGATAAATTATGAGTTTAGAAGATCAGGCCGCACCAGAAGAAACGGCAAGCGATACCCTGTTAGGTTCAGCAACACTAGAATTACAAGAGGGCGAATACTTTTTAGCAGAAGGAGTCAAGGGGGTTGGCGAGGTTCCAGAATGGTACAATCCTAAATATGGCTCTGTAGCTGAACAAGCTAAAGGATACAGTGAGCTAGAAAAAAAGTTTGGCGGGTTTACTGGCTCACCGAAAGATGGCTACTCTGCACCAGAAGGAATAGAATCTGACGATGCTTTGCTGTCTGAGTTACAAGAATTTGCCACTAAAAACAATATGTCTCAAGACGCATTTAGTGAAGCGTGGGATTTGTTGTCAGCACAATCGGGCGCTGTAGAAGAGGTATCGCAAGAACAAGAAATTGCGAAGCTAGGCGATAATGCCCAGCAACGCATTAACACCGTCAATGGATTTTTAAAGAATAATCTTGACGCAGAAACATACGAAAGAGTAAGCCAGAAAGTAACTAATGCCGATGCCATTGAATTAATAGAAGAAATTGTAAAGGCAACTGCTTCTGCTAAGCTACCTATTGACGGTGGAGAGCATCCTACTGGCTTGACGTGGTCTGACATTGAAACGGAAATGTACAAAAAGAACGAGCGCGGACAATTTTTAAGAAGCGTAGACCCTAACCATGAAGTCAAAATCCAAGCAATGATGAAAGAATTTGGCGGCGACAAACCCTATCAAAAAATGGTAGGTTGATTCTTCAAGGGTATTTAGTTATAATCAAACAACTGGATACCCTTTTCTTTAGGCCCAGTAAAATTTAGGTTGAATGCTGACCAATTTTACTGGGTACTCAGCACAAACCTTGGAAAATTTTATTACTCTTTTTCGAGGAAATCATTATGAGTAAGTTTTTATCTGCTGTAGCTGTCACAGAATTTGACAGCATGGTCAAGCAAGCCTATCAAGGTATGGGTATGCTCCGACAAACTGTAACACAACGTAACAATGTAAACGCCCTTACCTATAATTTTCGGCGCATGGGAAAAGGTATGGCGAACCAAAAATCTACCTCTGACCTTGTAACGCCAATGAATGTAGGGCATGAGCTTATTCCTTGTACTCTCGCTAATTGGGATGCTCCAGAATATACGGACATTTTTGATGCCGCCGAAGTAAATTTTGACGAGAAGCAAGAACTGGCTGAAACTGTAGCAGGCGCTTTGGGTCGTCGTGACGATCAGATTATTATTGACGCACTAGACGCATCTACTCCTTTGACCTCGACTGTTGGTACTGCCATAGGTGGCGCAGGTTCTAACCTTAACATGGCTAAACTTATTAAAGCTAAGGTTGAGCTAAAGAAGCAAGGCGTTAATACTAGCAGCGGCAGTTTTTATGCGGTGATTGAGGCTGACGGGCTTGGCGGTTTGTTAAATGATGACAAAGCATCAAACGCAGACTATCAAGCTATTAAGGCTTTGGTTAATGGCGAGATTAATACTTTAGCTGGGTTTAATTTCTGCATTCTTGAAGATCGGGACGAGGGTGGTTTAACAGAGGCCGCTAACGTAGTAGATTCGTACTTCTACCACACGCAAGCGGTTGGCCTTGCTACTGGCATTGCCCCTGCAACTGAAATTAACTACGTTCCAGAGCGAACCTCATGGCTTATTAACGGCAAGCTAAAAGCTGGCGCTGTCGTTCGTGACTCTGGTGGTTTGGTTAAAGTTCAATACACTAAGACTGCATAAGGAGATTATATCATGGCTTTTTCAAGAGATGGTTTGTGCCGTATTGGTGGTAGTGGTAACGGCGGTTCTACTTGGCAGTATACTTCTGCCGATGCTAAAACTGTTGTAGATAATGCTGATTACTTTTTGCCTGCTATTAGCGAATTGGCGATTGGTGATCTTGTTATCTGTAAAGACACTACTACTCCTACTGCACCTGTAGTAACTCTTACCTATATTAAGACACGAACCGCAACAAGCATTACTGCGGCGGCTGGTACTACTATAACAGCGTAAGTATAGGGGGTTTCGGCCCCCTTTTTTACTGAGGTTTCTATGGCAGAAAAAATTAAGTTAATTTCTAACGCATTAATATTAATTGGTGATATGCCTATTACCTCTTTAAGCGGGAATAATCGCGCACAGACTGTAGCAAACAATCTGTACGATAACATTGTACAAAATGAATTAACTAAGCATCGGTGGGGTTTTGCCAAACGTAAAGCGCATTTGGCGCTAACTACCGAAACACCTGTAGGTGATGAATTTAAACACGTCTTTCAGATTCCTACTGATCTTTTAGTTTTAATTAAAATTGACCCTTATGTCAATTATCGAATTTATGGCGATAAAATACACGCCAATACTTCTGGGCCGTTATATGCAGAATATACCGCTAATGTGCGAGAAGGAGAATGGCCTGTATACTTTGCTAAAATGGTTGAGTATGCTTTAGCTATGGACTTTGCACCCTCTATACGAGATAGCGCCGCTTCTGCGGATATGAACGCGTCTAAATATATCAATGCGTCACGCATGGCAAGATACGCAGACGCACAACAACACCTTACAATTCCTTTACGAGATCAGCCTTTTATATCCGTGAGGCAGTAATGGCCTTTAATATTTACGACTTTACGCAAGTAGGCCAGCAGGGAGAAGGTTCTTTGTGGTCTTACGATAGCGGCGATTCTGTGTCTACAATTCTAGCGGCAGGTTACTTTAATCTAATGGCTTACGCTATGGTGACAGGTGATACTATACTGCTTCCACAACAAGGCCCAAGCGTTACTTTAGACGTACAATCCATAACTGGCGGCGTGGTAGCTGTTGTTTTGAGAGGAGAAAGCCCATTAAGTAATCCTGCATTTACTTATACTGACGGGTTGCTAACTAGCATTACTTACGGTGGCGGTCAGACTAAAGCCTTGTCTTATACTAATAGCGTATTAACCAGTAGCGTGCTGACTGCTAACAGTGTAGTGACTACCAAAACTCTCAACTACACCGATGGTGTATTAACTAGTATTACGGAGAGTTAAATGGCATTTACATATTCAGGCGGCATTATTACGCAAACAGGTACAGACACTAACCTAAGTGGCTTGTCAGGGCTAACAGGCGTAAATGTTATTACTTATGGGCTTCTGCCATTTAGTGTTTACGACATAGGAACGCTAATCAGCATAACGGGGTAAATAATGGCTATTAATACATTTTTACAGGACCTTGGCGCCACCCATTTGTTTACGTTAAACAACGTAGGCACAGCTACATCTGATGATTTAGGTGATAGTTCCACGCCTACGAATATCACAGCAGGAACTTATAGCTTTCAAGCAAGCCCTACTTGCATCGGTGTTACTCACTCAGTTAGAACAGAGGCCGATACGAGTACAACGATTGACGGTGCAATCTTTGACTCCAGAGGAGACATAAACACAGGTAATGTACCTTATAGAGATGGCAGTAGGTCTATTTTGCTTTGGTTCAGGCAGGAAGAAATTCAAAACCCATCTTGTATATACGAGGAAGGCGGTGGCACAAATAACTTTGCTATTATGGGCGGGGCGCAGATGACCTTTCAAGCCGCAGATGCAGGAGAACCGTTTTTAATTTGTGCGGCTAAAAATCTTGCAGTAGCTAATAGAAACTATTTGGCTGTCTGTGGGTGGGAGCATCACACGCAACATGAGGGAAGCGGCAACAGAGTTTATTTTATTTTAAATGGTGTCTACCAGAGCGGAAGTGAGTTGAGTGGCACTGCGTCATTCCCTAGCCATAATGGTGATATTACGTTGGGCAATAGTGCGGAATCGCTAAGGTCGTTCGCAGGAACAACTTTTCAGAGTCAGACCACTGCTAAAAATACTAACTATTTAAGTTTTTACAATGATGTTTCTTTAACGGTGGCACAAAGCCGCGAAGTCTTTGAGCGAATGGTAATACCCGAAGTTTTGATTGCCGCTGACACGTCAGCTAATCAACAGACTGCGCTAGACGCACTTAGCGGAAACACTTATTTAGATGTTAATTGTGCAATTGAGATCAGGCAAGCAACGGACGCAACAAACTATTCTCTAACATTAAACAATATTAGTTTTGTAGAGAACGTAAATCTGAAAGACATTGCAGTACAGTATGTTGGCCCGAATACCCTAACTCTTATTAATGCAGGGTCAAACGCGGTAGAAACTTCTACTCCGACAGAAAAAGATTTAGACGGAGGAACAACTATTATTGCAGGCGGTGGAACTATCAACATCGTGAACACATATTCGTTAGCCGTTACAGGTTTGACGGCAGGGTCTAGGCTTAGAATATACAACGAAACCACATCAACACAGGTTTATAACGCAGTAGTGTCAGGCACAAGCTATACAGCTACTTATGCAGAAGGAACAGGATACTCCGCTAACGATGTATTAAGCCTGAGAATCACAAAAATAGATAAGCTAGAAGCTGTTGCGTCGGTAGTAGTCAGTGCGGCAGGTTGGACTGCTTTAGTCTCTCAAGACAATAACCCTACTTACGCGGCGCATGGTAAAGACGGGTCTACCGTAACTGGCATTAGTTGGGACTCAGGCAATATGAAATTTGACTTTAACGAAGCTGACAATGTAATTGACGGCCCCGACATTGGAGCATGGTATCAGTATTTTATTACTACTCCTACAGGCATTGCAGAGGCGTTTGGCGCTTTAAATTGGCCGCAAGTAA